TTGGTCAAGTAGTGTCAGGCAGCGAAGCAGCCGGAGTAATCCAATACAGTTTAGCGGCTGGTTTAAGCACAGCAGGGACTATGGCTGCCATGCTCGCAGTAAACTTAGCTTTGGCAGGTATACAACAAATAATGGCACCTGATCCTGCCGTTGATCAAGATGCTCCTTCTAACTATATTTTTAGCGGAGGTGCAAACAATGCCGTAGAAGGAGACCCTATTCCTATACTATACGGAGAGCTAAGAGTCCCTGGCAGACCAATAGCTGTAGATATAATTCAAGGCGGCAACGGTTCTGGTACTACTAATATTCAGGATATTATAAACAACACTGCGGCAGACTCAGCAAATAATACTAATATAGTTTCTCAGAAACAACAGGCATAGGAGATATAAAAACATGAGCATTGCAGGACTAAACTTTAGAGGGATGGGAATTTCCGGTATTAATCAACAGTTCCTAAAAGATAGACAGACAATATCAGTAACAGATGTAATATCTGAAGGCCCAATTTATGGGCTTGTTGATGGAGCTGCTTCTGTTTTCTTAAACGACGATAGGGCCGTCCCTCTTTCAGAAGCCGGTAGTTTTTACAGCCAAAGTGCCGCTCTAGCTACTTTTACAGCAGGCTCTACGTCTGTTACTATTAGTGGAGCAGGCGCCAATCCTATTATACAATCAGACGCAGGAGATAAGTATTTAATCGTACGTGGAGGGCATGGACAAAAGTCTGTAGTGGCTACAAACGGGTCTGCAGGAACTGCTAACTATGCTATTACTGCTACACTGACTACTTCTGATGGGTCTTCTTTTTTCAATGATGCCATGATATCTACACCTGTTGATGTGGATACTCATGTTCCGGCAAGACTAGGTATTGTAGCTGCTGGAGGCGTAGGAGACGGTGCTTTTGGAGAGGGCTGGATAACTAAACGAACTAGCAACTCTGTTGCTGAGTTTGTTCCTGGAGGGGCTTCGGGGCCGTCCGGTATATGGATACCGTATGGTACTTACTCACTAGAAGTAGATAAAATAGCTAAAATTGCCGCTATTTCAGGAACTACTGTTACTTTAGCATCTGCTTGGACAGGTTTAGGTGGAGCATATAGATTTGATGTTACAGGAGCTATAGTTTCAAAACTAGATAATATAACGCAGACACAGACAACTAATCATGAAGGGGTAACTACTCAGTTTAGGGTGGGCACCCTTGCTCAAACTCCTTTTAGTGGAAAGGGCGGAGAAGGTTCTACTTCTATAAGTAATACTCCTAGCGCAGGTGGTACTTTGGAACGAAGCAATAACTATGGAGGCAGTGATGCGCCTAAAATATTGATAGGGAGCTCTTCTTCTGGTTTTGGATTAACTCTTAGTCAGCTGCAAGAAGTCGATGAGGCTAGATTTACTATTGCTTACGGAGGAGGGCATCGGGCAGTATCAGGAGGTGGAACGGATAAATTTACTTATACTCGATATAAAACCATGATATCCATTAAGAAACCTGGAGAAAGCTCCTTTGAATCCTTCCAAGTTTTAAAAAATCCTTTAACGCATCAGGGCAACGAAAAAAATGCCATAACATTTGTTGAAACAATAGATTTAACAGCGTTTAGACCTTTTTCTGACTTTAAAATACAAGTTGAAAGAATAAGTAATCATGAAGGGGGTGGCTACAAGTCTTTAACGGAGCAAAAAAGTAGTTGGACACAAGTTACTTCCTCGTCTTTAACAAATACAACTTGTGTTATTAAAGAAGTACTAACACACCCATTTACCGCACTAGGTAAAGTAACTTTTGATACAAAAAAGTTTACAAACATTCCTACTCGTTCTTATCATCTTAGAGGTTTAAAAGTATCGATTCCCTCTAATTATGTAACAAGAGAGCAAACAGTTGACGGTGTTGCTACATATAATCGTAATATTACTAGTGGTGCTATTACTACTTCTTATCAAGATTGGGATGGTGCTTTTGCTACGGAAAAAGCTTATACAAATAATCCTGCTTGGATATTTTATGATATACTTACAAATAATCGTTATGGATTAGGGGATTTTCTAAAAGATACTGATATTGATAAGTATGCTTTGTATAGAATTGCAAGGTATTGCGACGGACTTGTTGATGATGGAAAAGGAGGCTTGGAGCCTAGGTTTACTTGTAATTTATATTTTACTAGGGCGGCCGACGCCTATAAAGTACTTAAAGATATAGGCACAGTATTTCGTAGCATGCTTTACTATATTGACGGAAAAGTAGTACCAATCATAGACGCACCTTCCGGCCCTGTTTATAACTTTACCAAAGCCAACGTAATAGAAGGTAAATTTTCCTATGAAGGTACGGGCAGTAAAACACGTATCAATCAATGTATTGTTACTTGGATAGACCCTGATGCTAACTACAAGCCTTCTCCGTTAATTGTAGAAGATAGACTTAATATTGCTAAAACAGGAACAATTATTTCTCAATCGGCGATGGCAATGGGAGCGACTAGCGAAGGTCAGGCTCTAAGATACGGGCGATGGAAACTATGGACAGCCGCTAACCAGAGAGAAGTTATTAGTTTTTCTACTGCTTTAAATGCTACTTTTCTTATACCGGGGGACATCATAAATGTACAGGATGCTGATAGGTTTGCAACTCGGATGGGAGGTCGCACCTCGAACTCAGGAACTACTCGCTCAACCACCTCTATTCCTTTAGATAGTACGACTACTTTAATAGCCAACAGGGTGTACCAGCTAGCCGTAGTATTTATAGAGCCTGGTGCTTTTACAACGGAAGATGTAACTATTTCTGGTGTTGACTATAAAAAGGGTGATTTAATAAAACAAGCTTTTGTTACGGGGAGCTCAAGCCTGCAAGATATAGATACTGAAGTTAAAGCCTCAAATGCTCGCGCAACAAACGCAGGAAACCCTTTAAACTTACAGTGGGCAGAAACTACTACTGTAGAAACTAAAGAAGTGAGTACAGCCGCAGGAGATGTTGATACATTAACAATTAAAACTTCGGGTACTAATACTTCTACTGGACTGCCAAATACGGCTTTTTCTGCAGTGCCTGCTGCTGAGAGTGTCTGGGTACTTACAGAAACATCTGGCGGTCTAACTGTTGTAGGCTCAGCAAAAGAGTATAAAGTACTAGCTATTTCGCAAAACTCTAAAAACGAGTTTGGCGTTAGTGCGGTTGAGCACTATGATGAAAAATTTGCCGCTGTCGATGAAGACTTTACCACTTATATAGCGGACACTGTGTATCCTCCTGTAAGGAATACTGATACAGTTCCTCCTGTAAGAGATATATCTTCTTCTACTTTTATGAAAGTTGGAGGAGGTAACGAATTAGTACTACAATGGACTCCACCTGTTAATGTTGGAGAATTAGCAGGTATTTATGAACATTTATCAGGATATGAAATAGCGCATACATTCCCAGGTATAGAAAGTCCGGTTCTAATTAATACTGCTAGTCAAACTTCTTGGTCAGTAGATAACGTACAAGATGGAACATACGAAGTAGCAATAAAAGTAGTTAATGTGCTTCAAAATGTATCAGTCGCTGTAGTAGCATCTGTCACTGTGTCAGATGAATTTGATGAGAATATCCCCCGTCTTCCAGAAGGTGTCCCCTATACTGGAGACATAGATAGTTCACTTGAAATATCTTCCTCAGGTTCGTTTACTATTACTACTACTGATTATATCTTTAACCATCCTAGCCCCTATGCTGCAATTATTCAAGGTGTTTCTGCTACAACAGCGACGCACACTCATGATTGTTCTAATATGGCTGTGACAACAAAGACTGAGCAGGCAGACGACGGAGAATTTATAGTAGAACACTACTATGTTATGCTAGACTCTAGTGATACGGCAGATAGAATTAAGTTGTTAAAGTATTATAAACCTACTACGGGCAGCGGAGCATCTTTTTGGTATAATACGGGTACAGGCAATACTACAGACGGATATGGTAGTAATTTAACAGGTACTTTCCTGAAAGAGGCTAACTCTTCTAAAGTTACAGGGTCCTCGACTTCTTTCCTGTCCGAAATCAAAGCAGGAGACGTGCTTAAATTAGGAACTGAAGAGATTAGAGTTTCCTCAGTAAAAGATAATACAACATTATTCTTAGAGATTGCTTCTACAACTGCACATAGTGGAGTAACGGGCAAGATACCAAACATTCGTATAGACAAAAGAAATGATTGTATAATAGCGCGTGTTTATAAAACAGGAGCTAATGCTTATAGTAGGTTTAATTATGCGAAAAGAAGTGCTATAGGTTCTGTCGCTTCAAAAACCGCAAGACTAACTGCCTCTCAGTATGTGCTTCCCTATACTTTAGCAGGTACAGAAAGTACTACGCTTACATTTACTGGTACTGCCACAAACTTTGAGGAAGGCAATCGAACGTATAAATTTTATGTAGATAATGTTCTTAAACAGACCACTACTAATACTTCCGATAGCCATACGTTTGTACTTGCAGACGGTGATGAGCCTGCAAATAGCGCACAAAAAACGATTAAACTAGAGATTATTCAAGAAAATGTTACAGCTATAGATTCTACTTCTATATACGGTGTTAAAGATGGTAGTGATGCATTCACAGTTATTTTAACAAATGAGGCCCATGCAATACCGGCTACTAGTGCGGGGGTACCTAGAACTTATGCTAATTCAGGTACTGATATAAGAGTATTTTTAGGTAGTACTGCTCTTGCTTATAATACGTCAGGTGCAAATACTTTTAATGTAACGGCGACTAGTGGAAATGACATCGATCCAAACGCTTCCCCTACCACAGTAAGTACTTATACTCGAAGGTATGGTATTGCTAGTGGCATGTTAAATAATGCATTTGCAGACTTTATTACATACACTATAGTAGCTAGGAATGGGGAAGGAACTGCTAATACTTTTACTAAAATCCAAAGTTTTACAAAAGGAAATGATGGCGTAAATGCAGATGCTTTAACGATAACTTCTAATACTCTTAGTGGGAATACTAGAACTATTGCTTTTAGCGATGGTACAAGTATAACTGTAGATAATGGAACAAATGGAGCCGCAGGTGCTCAGAGCGCCACAGTATCTCTCTATAATAAGAATACTAGTAATTCTTCTGCGCCTGCTGCCTTTAGCGGTACTTTTACTTATACATTTGCTACTGGAGCAGTATCAAGTGGAACACTTAATGGCTGGACTACTGCAGTCCCCTCTTTAGCTGCTGGAGAGTACGCATGGGTCAGACAAGCTACAGCAAGTGCTGTTGGTACTACTGATAGTGTTCCTACTTCGGAATTTTCAAATGCAGTTATGCATAGTGGGGTAGGAGAAGACGGGGCAAGCGTAACTGGAGCCTCTGGTAATTCAAACGCTGTAGTGGCATTATATCGAGTATCTACAAGTAATTCTTCAGCCCCTGCGGCTTTTAGTGGTACATTTACATATACCTTTGCAACAGGGGTTATCTCAGGCGGTACACCAAACAGTTGGACTACTACAATACCAACAGTACCTCAAGGATCTTATTTGTGGGTCAGACAAGCTACAGCCAGCGCTAATACTAGCTCTGACACTATTGCAACTTCAGAGTTTTCCGCCGCTGTAGTAGCCGGTGCCTCTGGAGAAGACGGTCTAACTAAAGGTGTCAAGGCTCTTTATGCCTCTAGTAATAACCCTACTGCGTGGAGTGCTGTATCTATTACTGAAGGTAGCAATACTCACGTAAACTTCTATGAGTATACTGGTAGTTTTTCCAGTTTATCAGATAGCGCGGTTACAGCTCTTACTTTTGTAAAACTTATCGGAGAAGACGGTGATTCAGAAGGTGTAATTCCTGTTTACTCCACAAATGCTACAGGTAGCAGTAAAAGCTTCAGTCCTGGTTCGAGAGAGTATGTAAATTTCTATGAGTGGAGTGGAACTAAGCCAGCTATTGGAGACTCAAGAGTAACCGCTTTAAATAGCTTTGTAAAATATATAGGAGCTGATTCAACTGTTCAAGGGCCTGTAGGGCCAGACGGCCTTCGTAGTATTCAAGGCTACTTATATTATGAAAAGAGCTCAAGCCCTAACTCTGCCCCTGCTAAGCCCGGTACTGTTACTTATACATTTAGTAATGGCTTAATCTCTGGAACCGGTATAGGAACAGCAGTAAATACTTGGACAAACGAACCAAGAACTCATACTGCTACTAGTGCTAATATTCACTGGGCGGTTAGATACTATGGTACGGAAGCTTCAGCAAATGCTAGCACTATTAGTATACCAACAGGACAAATCAGTTCCGCTGTAAAAAGTACTGTTTTTACTGGAGTTGTTACTTTTAATGGCGGAACTTTAACGGATGGTACAACAAGCACTACCCCTGTTCAAGCAGCAGGAGTAGCAGCAGCAGTAAACGCAAACTCTACAACAATTGATGGCGGAAAACTTACTACAGGTAGTATAAATGCGACTCAATTAGCAATTTCGAATAATAGTGGTGGGAGCCAAGGTATTTTTATGGACAGTACTAATAATAGAATAGACATACGAGATGGTTCAGCATTACGAGTACGAATTGGACAACTTTAATGAGTACCATAAAAAAAATAAACCTTGACATAATAACCCAACTTAGCTATAATTCTGTAATGGAGAAAATGAAATGAGTGCAGCCCGTTATGACCTAGTTATTGACCAAGGATCCGATTTTGCGGTAGAGTTTACAGTAGCCGAGGCAAGTGTAGTAAAAAACTTGACTGGCTACTTAGCTCGTGCCCAGCTTCGGCCCTCTAAAGGATCTTCCGAATTATCCGCTACTTTTACGGCTACAATACCCACCCCCACTAATGGTAAGATAAATATGTCTCTTGGGCATGGAGCATCCTCTGGCCTTACCGCCGGAAGATTCTTTTATGATCTTGAAATATACACTTCGAATAACTTAGTAGTGTCTAGACTTCTCTTTGGAGAGGTAACAATAACTCAAGAGGTTACTAGATAATGTCCTATCTCATTCCAAATGACGGTACACAAATAACTATAGCAGAAGCTAATGTTGCGGTAACCGTAACAGAAAATGTAACAACTCTTAATATAGTCCCAGCTGTAACTACAGTAGAAGCTAAAGGGCTAGCCATTGCACTATCTGACAGTGCTGCCATGGG